CGGGCGTGTCGGACTGGTAATAGGCGACGCCGGCGGTCAGCGTCGCGCCGATCGTCAGCGGGCCGCTCTTGTGCACGGCCAGGGGCTGGTTGTTCGCCGCGTTGTTCAGCGCGAAGCCGCCAGGCGTGCGCGCCGCCGCCGTCGCCGAATTGCTGTCCGCCAGCAGCCACTTGTTGGTGGCGCTGTCGAAATAGACGGTCTGCCCCGCGGTCACCGCGGCGCCGGCGATGCCGTGCACGGTTTTGGCGCCGGTGCCCGCCACCACATTGGCGGCGGTGATCGTAAGGTCGGCCATCGTCAATCTCCCGTCAGGAAAGGGTCAGAGCACCGGCATCCGGTGCAGGTCGCAAAGCGTGCGGAAGCCGAGCGAGAGCTCGACATTGACGCCCTGGGTCACGACCGCCTCGCGGTTCTCCCACAGGTGCGTCATGAACATGCGCGCGGCGGCGAGCAGCCCGGGCGGGCAGGCTCCCACAGGGAAGCCGGCGGAAAAGGTGACCGTCACCCCGCCATAGGAACGCGGCCAGGTCGTGCCGATCGCCGGCGATAGCGTGCCGCCGGGCAGCACCCGCCAGTCGCCATCCACCAGCGCGGCAGCGGTGCCGTCGCTCGCGACATAGCCGATGGCGGTCACCGCCACGGTGGCATCAGGCCCGCGCCCCACCCGCATCGAGGGGCCAAAGCACGAGAAGCCGGCCACCACGCCAAGCCGCGGCGCCAGGAACAGGTTGGTATACTTCTCCACCGCGTCGATCGCGGCATCGCGGAACACATCGATCAGCGCGTCGAACTCGGTCACCTCGGCATCGATCGTCAGATGCGCCTTGGCGATCGATCGCGGGATCAGGCCCTCGCCATACCCTTCCGGCATGGCCTGAGGCGTCAGCTGCAGCAGCATGGCGAGGGCTTGTCCTGGTCGCGCCGGTTACTTGGCAGTCTTGGCCGCCCGGGCAGCCTCGATCTTCTTCACGATTTCGTCGTGCAAGGTGACGCCTTCGAGATCGATCTTCTCTTCCTTGGCGAGGTCGGTCAGCTCGGCGATCGTATGGTCGCCAAGCGCCTTCACCGGCGCCGGCGTGAGCGTGGGCGAGGTCTTCGCCGGCTTGCCCGCAGAGACCTCCTCCGCCTTGCCACGCCGGATCCAGCGATCCGCCTTGTCGTCGTCGAGGGAATATTCCTTCCCGGCCTCGAACACCGGACCCTTGTTCGGGCCCTCGGTCTCGTAGACGCAGCGCTCGAGGAACTTGATCTTCTTCATGTTGGCTCTCCCGGCAGGAAAGGCGGGCGGCTGTCACGCCGCCCGCCTCCGGTTCAGTCGACGATCGCCGACGGGAGCGGCTGCGAGCCGTAGCGCGCACCGCGAAGGACATAGAGGCCGCAGAGCAACTGCGCGCCTGCCGAGCCCGTGTCGGGGATCGAGAGCTGGACGCAATCGAACCCGTTGTTCGTGTCCAGGTCTTCCGACTTGAACTCGATCACGAACAGGCCCTGCGCCTCGGCGGACACCGTATCGGTATAGGTGTTGCCGGCGGCCTGGGTGACGGTGGTGAACTGGCCAACGCCGGTCTGCGCACCCACCTTGGCGTCGATCCGGGTGAAATTCAGTGCCTTGGCGCTGGTTCCCGAAACGTCGGTAGCCTGCTTGATCGTGATCACCGGATCGTCACCTGCAACGCCGGCCGCCTTGAAGACGATGACCGAAATGCGGTCGAAACCCTTCATCGAGACCCAGTCGCCGTTATTGGCGCCGGACTGCGAATCCACCGGGATGATCGCCGAGACGATCTGCGCTTCCTCCACGAGGAGATTGTTGAGGCCCATGATATGGTTCCTTCTCAGATCAGCGGGCGATCAGCGCGCCGCGAGGGTGACGTAGGGCGACTGCACGTTGGTGCCGTCGCGCTGGCCGATGGTGGAATTCCAGATCGGCTGACCGCCCACGCGGATCGTGAAGCGATAGGCGACCAGGTCCTGATCGAACCACAGGTGGATCGATACGTCGGTGCGCATGCCGTTCTGGTCGCGACCGCCGCCGATCTTGGTGAGCGACATGTACTCGTTGAAGTCGATGAACATGATGTCGCCCAGGTCGCCCAGCGTCTCCGCCACCTGGTGGGGAAGGATCGGGCGGCCGAGCAGCGTGCCATAGGGGGCCTGCGACATGCCGCCGGCGGGCATGTATACCGGCTGATTGCCGATCGTCATGCCGATCAGCTGGGGCTCGGCATCGGGGTGCATGATCCAGACGGCGGTCTGCCGCGACGAGACCGGCATGCGGGCATACATCTTGGCGATGTTCATCGCGACGATGGTGTCGGCGCTCTGGCCGCCCTCCGCCGCGACGGTGACGAGACCGCCCGCGTTCAGGATGCCCAGGGGCTGGCCAGAACCGGTGCCGCGGATCAGCGAGTTGCTGATCGTGAAGTCCATCTGCCGCGGCGTCGCCATGCGCAGATAGCCGTCCAGCGCCGGCGCGTCCTCGAGGAGTTCCTCGGTCACCGGTACCAGCGTAGCCAGGGTGTGTGCCTTGACCGTAGCATTCTCGAACGAGGGCTTGCTCTGCGTCTTGGTCGCACCTTCGGCGGTCCAGTAGGAGCGAACACCCGTGCTGCCCCACGGCGTGGTCGTGTCCACCGGCACGGTGATGCTGTTGGAGGTGGAGCGCATGCGGCGCGTGCGGCCGATCAGGCTGTCCTCGCCGAACACGCGCGACATGATTTCGGTCTGGAAATCGGGCGGCACCAGGAAGCCACCGTCCTGGCCGATGCCTTCGCTGGCATAGGTCGATGCCGCCGCGTTGCGGATCAGGCGCTGGTCGGCCTGGCCGCCGAAGCTCGGGTTCGCCATGCGGACAGAACGGGCGAACTCACCCATATTGCGGAACCCGAAGGTACCGTTGGCGGTGGCGCGCGGAGCCGCAGGCACCCGGGCGGTGGGCTGCGCCGTCATGGGCGGACGCGAGGCAGGCTGCACGGCGGCGGAAGGGACCACCTCATAGTCGCCTTCGATCGGGTCCGCTCCGGCCTGTCGGCCCCGCGGGGCATCGAGGCGGCCCGCCGCCGCCGAAACGCGCTCGCGCAGCGTGATCTGGCGCTCGAGACCGTCGAATTCGGTCGTCAGCCCTTCGATCTCCGTCTGCTCCGCCGCCGTCAGGTCGCGGCCTTCGGTTTCGGCGCGGGCGAGGATCGCCTGCGAAGCATCCATCAGCTCTGCCTGGCGGGTACGGTGCGTTTCGATGACAGCATCGGCGTCGTTGAAGACGAACGCGTTCGCCGGCGCACCGAGGGCCAGAACGGCCAAGATGCTCGCCGGCACACTCAGAGTGCGCTTCATGTACATGTCATTCTCCATAGAAAAGCCCGCCGGAGGCGGGCCATTTGCGCCGAAGCGCTGCTCTCGTGCGGTCAGGCCGCCTGAGTTCGTTATGGGCGCGCCAGCGTGAGCTTGGCGCCCATCCTCGCGACCATCTCCGCCGCCGCTTGGTGCTTTGGTCCCGGGCTCGGGATTTTTGGCACCAGCAGGGCCGCCGCATCACGCAGCCGCGCGACCTCTTGCGACGCCGGGCGAAGATTCTGCCGGTTCGCGGCGGCAGCGCGCTGATCCTCGCCGAAGCGCGCGCGGTGCGCGTCGATATCGGCGCGCGCCGCCAGGAGCATGTTCTCGTCGATCGCATCGACGAAGCCGGCGGCGAGCGCATCGGCCGCCGTGAACCAGGTGTCGGCGGCGATCCATGCTGCGATCTGCTCCGCCGTCGAGCTGGTCCGGCGTTCGTAGACATTGGCGATCGACGACGTGATCTTGTCGAGCAGCTCGGCCATGTCGCGCATATCCTTGGCGCTGCCGAGAACGCCACCCTGCGCCGGGTGGATCATCATGAAGCCGGCTTCGGCGATGCGAATCTCGTCGCCCGCCATCGCAATAACCGATGCGATCGACGCGGCCACGCCGTCGATGTGCATCACCACCCGGGCCGGATGCTCCACGAGCTGGCGATAGATCGCAAGGCCATCGAATACTTCGCCGCCATAGCTGTTGATGCGGCAGTCCAGCGTCGTGATCGGGCCGAGCGCCTTGAGGTCGTCGGCGAACTGGCGAGCCGATACACCGCCGAACCAGCCTTCGCCTACATCCTCATAGATGTAGATTTCCCCGGCACCCGAGCCCTTGGCCCGGATCGAATATCCGTTACCCATGTCGGTTCCTCAGTTGATCGAAAGCGCCAGCGCTTTTGCGACGGCGCCGGGATCGGTCAGGTCCACCCCGTCGAGCACGCCGGTGTCCCCGTTGATCGCCCGGTCGATGGTCTGAACGTTGTTCGAAACGAACGACACGTCGCCCGCCGGACCGATCCCGGGCAGGTCGTCAAGTGCCAGGATCTGGTTGGGTGTCAGGCCCATCTCGAACATGATCTTGTAATAGGCGCCGCGACTTGCGGC